CCGCTGCCCGGGGGCGTGGCTCACTTGCTGTCATCGGGCGGTCCAGAAGACCGCTTGACATGTTCTTTGTGTATTGCCACGCCGTCACTTTTAGGTGACCTTTTTCGTTGAGTTAAGAGCTCGGAGTTACTCGTCCTTTTGACTTGATTACTCCCATTGCCTCTCTCTTTCAGAGTTTCCGATTTTACGCCCGGAGTATGGACATTATAGTCTTGAAACTTCCTGTTATCATACATGTCCTGAGCTTGCTCCTGGGCGGCTCTTTGTTCTGTCAAGACGGTTGCCTTCGCTGCATTGACTTCATCCCTTGCTTCTTGCGACATGGGGGACATCAACTCATAGCTTTCTGTATCCCTATTATACTCAAGAAGATTATTCTTCCTGGTGGGATCATTGACCTTTAGCTCCAGTTCATCACAGAATTTCTCCTCACTCCACAAAAATCGTTGGACTGATTCATCCGAAACATTGCGAATGCCACGTTCAAAAGCCTCACCGATTAGGGCGTTAGATTGTGCTGTGACGGCTGTCATGTCTATACCTGCATCGAACAAGTCGTAAGTCGGAGTGTCAATTTCATTGCACTCTGACTGGAAACATGAAGGAATGACAAGGGGACGGGCCTGAAGTGCTTCAGTGTCCGCTAATTCCCCAGATTTCTTGCGATTAATTTGGGGACCCCTAGATGCGATGCATAACTGGACAGTAGACATTAGAGAGTCAGTGTAAGTGATCGAACTGAGCGCTTGCTCAGAATAAGCGTAGGCAATACTGCCTTTGGTGTGTTTCGATTCCTCGAGAACCTTGACCATTTTGAACGCTGATTGGAGGTCATCTTCTTCAGTGAAGCGCATGTACAGTATGATGAAACACACTGTAAGCTCATAAACACCGGGTATCGGACCGAACCTAACGACCATACTTACAAAGGCCCCAATAGCCTTGGTGTAGAAAATCAATGGAGTTGGTGGTAGCGTGGAACACAACATACCTCTCATCCTTCTTTGTACATGCGCGTGGTCACTAATGACAGTCGCGAACGTACTTTCCAGACGAACTTCTGTAATGTTCGACGCACTGAAGTCTTGCAGTTCAGATATAGCTTTTGCATCGCTACCGGATGCCACCTCGAGGTCGCTGTACATATTATGCACAGTCTTATGAATGCCCGCTCTTCGTTTGACAGTTGAGCATAAAAAGCTCACTGTTAGCGTAACATTTCCAACTAGGTGACGTGAATTGGTAGGACTGTGGTCAACCTCATAAGGTTGGCATTCTAATTTCACCTTCATGTTGAATTTGGCAGCAGACTTCTCAAGATATTTGAACGGCAATACCGCGACAGCGGCATCATCGCCTGATACTCGGGAATATTTGCACATTAGAAACACGGCAACATCAGCAGATCTCTTGGTGAGTGTTGTTAGGCCCAAACCTTTTACGGCATAAGGCCCTTTACACTCTTTACCAACAAGGTCAAGCACATCCTTAACAAATTCATGCCAAGCATCGAATTGAACATAAAGATTCATCAGGTTGTTGTCCAGTGTGGTGGTTTGAGACCCGCTAGGGTTGCGACCATCACATGGAATTATAAACTTTGATGTCTGTCCTTCGAATTTGGTGCGCGCAAAGATTATGCTATTGCGCAGCATTTCTTGACACGTTGCGACTGTGCGTCCAGTTTCTTCTCCGAATGTCGATACTGCCATGCATGTAAACATGGCAATGAACGGGAAGCCTTGTGACGCGTCGAACTTACTATAGTCCGCTGACGAAGTAACAGCAATGCTAGTTGAAGCAAGGTCTATGCTGATGCCCATCAGTTTGCGGACTAAATTAAGGATGTAATCGGGTAACTGCCGTCCGAAAATCACCACAAGAAGTGAATCAATCCAGCCTCTATGACGTTTCTCGTTCACATCGAGCTTATTAGTCTTAAGGGGAAGGACCTCGTATTTGACGTGGTTCACTATTCTCTTTATATGTGTGGGTTCTAGACTAAGTTGCGGTTCCATGAGCCCCAACTTTTTAATGACTGAGGCCACTTCATCGTCGCGTTTACCGTAGACAAATGAAGAGCCATTTTTGAGCCCGGGTGATAGTGCGTTGGCAACGCGTCCCATCACTCCTGCGGCATATGGATTCGCCCCAGCCAAGTTGGTGACTGTTCTTTGCGCTTTCGCATTTGCGTTTTCATTCTTGACCAACGCAGGTGCAAACTGCGTTTGCAGAAATCTACCTTCAATCATAACACAATCTTCTGTCCCCCTTACGACGCTTGTACTGTCATGTAAGTGGTCTGTCTTGTCACAGATATCCGATGCCAACTCGAGCTTCCCACGACTAGTGAGATGCTCAATGAAATCGGGTAAGGACATTAGCTCTACATAACCTGCCTTGATGTGCATGCCTTCTACATCGTAAAACAAACCACCCTGCTTGAAAACGGGGGAGAATGCTTCTGCGAAAATCATGGATTCCCGGCACAGCTTGTGTATGGCGAGGCTTTCACCAGTCGCATCATCAGGTATTGACGATCTAGCTAAACTCAGTATCTCCTCAACACTTGTAGACTTTTCGAGATCAGTCTGTGCTGTGTGAGGAGCAACAAGTCTTTCATAAATGCTGACTGCCACGTCTACTGGGTTCTTGAGAGCTCCCGTATGAATGAACCCTTTACCATTGCCAATAGTTGTCAAAGGTTTATGGGTATGTTCTTGACCGGGATCTCCTACTGTTGCTACGATTGGTTTAGAGAACAATGTGTGATAATTAACGGGCTTGCTTGCCTGTTTGGTGTTGGCTTGGCAAAAGTTCTTGAGGAGTGTGAGCTTGGCGCGGGTGCTTGTGCTACCGCCCAAATGCTCATCATGGTCGTCACGGCCTATCTCGGCCGCCAAGTCATGCTTGAGTGCGTTTGGCGCCATGTCTTTCCCGTAAGTGTAAATTGAATTATAATACTCTTTCGAGACAGTGAACGCGCACGCGAACTCGCCAGTACTTTCGTAAACTACAAACTTGTACCCGGGGAGCCTGCCCTGGTACGTTTGTGTATCCTCGCGGAAAATTCTGTGACCAATTACATCAACATACGAATGACAAGAGACAGTATGCTGCTGTAGGATATTGTGCGTCTCCCCGATTATGTTAATATCAGGGTCGAGCGCAGAATAATATTCCTTGTAACCAACTTTATGTTTTATGAACTTGTAAAATCGCTGAAGGAAGTAACCGTTAGGATTTCCGAAATATAAGGCTTGATTCCCCCTCATCTCAAACATCTTGATATAGACAGAGATCAGTTTCACGTTGTCGTGAGTGGGAATGGTGACTTGGAGAAAAATTGCTGATACCGGAACGCATATACGCAGTCCAAAGAATACGTGATACTCTGTAGAGTGTGTCACGATATATTCAGCATGTGTGCTACCAGGGGTGTACGAGTTGTAGACGCGCACGCCGTTGTGATCACACAGCTTAGTGACTATCATCTTCCCATCGAATGACACGAAAGACTCGCTAGAAGAGCTAGTCTTGGTGTAAATACTTGGATTGTTGTCGACAGCCACAATTGCGTAACAGGGACACCCAGTTAAGTGAGACATCCTTTCGGTATTGTCCATATTCTGGAATACGTCGGTATAGACGGCGATGTCGGTTGAACGACGATCGTCTTCTTTTGAACCAACGTAAGAGAGTATGTCAGTAGTGTTGGCCGGCTGACGAGACCCTCTTGTCCCGCTCTGTGCTTCGCCAAAGGACATCTGTTCCGTATAAACGGAATTGAACCCGGCGATGCGTTGCAGAATGTCACATATGTGCTTTACTGCTTGGTGGTTGACTACACGCGCACGTGCGTCATCACCATGTACATGACGTGAATATTTAGGATACTTAGGCACTAATGTACCCATGTCGGTGCGTAACCCGCGTTTGATCAAGCGGGACATTTCCACAGATACGCATTGTTTTGCGCCAGACAATATGTTACGTGCTTGTGTGGCACGAGATTGCCTGGTAACTTCGACACGGCTTAGTGGCTTGTTCCACAACGGCCCGGCTATCTCTAAGGGGAGGGTGCCGTGCAACACTCCAGAGATGGTTACTCTCAACACTTTGAACGGAAGTGTCGTAGTGTCAAACAACCAACCTGTAAGTGTGCTTCCGTCTTTCTCACGAAAATAGGTTGTGTTGCTGTGAGATTTAATTAACTCACCGATGATGCTGTCGCTCCACAACATAGCCATAGAGGCTAGCCATGAGAGGTGTCCTTGCCAGGTCTCTTTGAATAGTGCCTGCCTGGCGCGGTACGAAAACATAGGTAACACAAACCTTATCACAAAGTGACACCTTATAACTAGACGGCGATAAGCTCGCCAATCGTCTTTAGTGTCACTGTTTCTTCTTCCGAAGGTATCACAGAACTGCTGTCGTGCTCTCGTGATGAGCTCACGAGGCCGTACAACAGCCCCTGCAGCATAGTAGATGCGCGTAGGAACGCTAATTGCTGCAGCAGCGAGTGCAGGCAGAATGCCAGCCTGGCATATCGTCTTGCAAAACCCTGAGCACGAAGTGTACACAGGGAATAATAGGAACGCGTGTATGATCACATTAGTGACCGCGAAACTAGTGCAGTAGAGGAAGCCAGGTGTGATGTACACAACGCTTCTTGAAATCGCTTGGTATGATTTAAACCGACTTAAAAACCGGTACCAAGCCGGGTCCGACCTAACGGCCAGAGAATTTTCGGTCAACTGACCGTTGGGGTTGGCCCCGCTCAGCCTCCTGGAAACCCTAGTAGTGTAAAACCTCGGACTTGCACGATCAAACGTAGTTGGGGACGGTGTGCGGATAATACGTCCCCTCCATATTAGTGAGATCATTGCAATAAATCCGATGGTCTTCACCGAGGCGGGAGCCCAGTGGCGATGATTTGGTCCCCCAGTCTCAGGATCGCTACTCCTGCCACTAAACGTGGAGCTAATACCCTCCTTGCGGAAGTGTCTAGACTGGGGGTTTTGGTCGGGGGCGTGGTCAATATCTGACGAAGTGCCGCCGACCTGGAGGGCAGGGATCGCATCCGGTTGCGCATCCCTCCTCCCACGGGGTTTGAGGTGCCCCGAGGCGTTTGATATCGCGGTTGTCTCCGCGGAATACAGACGATGATCCTCA